CCCGTAAACACCCGTAGCTGTTTCTTGGATGGCACCATTGGCCGTGTTAACCAACACGTTAAAAGTAGAGAATGGTGTCAACGTAGTGTCACGAACAGCAGCCATGTAGCCACCATTCAATGGAATCAAGTCGTCTACATACAAGAATCCACCACCAATGTCAGTCAATGTAGGACCTGGGGCATTTAAGTTAATTAGAGAAGAAATAGTTCCATTAGGCAAACATCTGCCCATTGACATAGCTACTTTGGTAGAAGCTCCCGAAGCCAAGGCCGTAGCAATGTATACTGTTCCCGAAGGATCTATTGCCATTGTGTTTGAGTTCAATGCCGTAAACATAGGCAAATTCAAATTGGTCAAAGTGATCTGTGGTAGGTTGGGAGTTGACAATGCCGTTAACAATGCCGACACTGGAAACACATAGGCGTTTAGGTTAGTGTAGACATAGTAGTAGTTGGCAAAATATTCAATGCCACCAATTACTTCTGTCGCATCCATGTTCATAAAAGGCGTGAACTTGAGATAAACAAGTTGATTCGCAACTTCCTTATATGACATAATACCTTGCAAACCATTTACAAGATAAATGGCGCCACCTGTGGTGGTTAGGCCAGCAGTATGCACAAACCCTTCATGGAAAAAGGCATAGTTGGACAACACGCTGGGAGAGGCTAATTTTTGAAAGCTAAAAGTAGGCATTAGTGTATCCTTATTTAATAACAGCGGTTATTGCATGTCCAACAATGTATAACAAGATTAAAACAAAAGGCGATGCGATGGAACCAGCTATCGCACCTTTAACCATCCATACGCGATCTTTGCGACTCTTTTCGTCGTCGTGTTCTTCTTTACGATTCTTTTCGTGTTGTTCCTCTCTATTTTTGAGAATCAAAACGTCACTATGAACCGACTTCATTTGTACCGCCATATCAGTCACTGTCTCTACTAAGAATGACACATCCTTTTGCATGACAGCTACCTCTATTTTGGAGGCGTACTTTTCATCTAAATCTAAAGCACCTTTAGGTGACATAAGAAACCTCTTATAGATAAAAAGACCCCCGCACGTTAATGCGTACGGGGGTCTTTGAGTTGTACTATAAAGACATTAAGGTAGGAAAGCCGCGCCTGAATCTGCGCCGTTTGGTCCACTTAGAGGCTCGCCTTGTGAACCTTCTTCGTCACTCAATACCGTTCCGCGCATGTTAAGAGTGATTTCGGTCATGGACTTTGCTGCTACTGTGTTCTGAAAGCCCGTTACCTTCACCCCTACAATTGCTGCAATCTGCTTGTTGGACAAACGGTCGTGCACAGTAACGACAATATCGTCTAGTAGTAATAGGTCCTGTAGCTTACCCATACGCATCTGCGCAGAGAAAGGGCCTTCTTCTACGATACGATAACCACTGGCAGTCATTTCAATTGAGTTCATACCAGTGATCATTACTTCCTGAGTAGCAAAGGCTCCCAAGATGCTTACGTCCTGGGCATTATAGCTTACACCCCATGTGAATGTAGAGAACGTACCTACTAATGTATTTTGAATAAATACTTTGGCACGCGCTCCATGAAATACTTGACTAGTCATTTTAAAGCTCCTTTAATGTTACTGATTAGCTGACTGCTGGACTTGAGCAATCAAGAATTCGATGGGGATGAAGTACAAACCAGTTGCTTCAAATACCTTAAACTTTACGGAAGCTACTGGACCGGAAATGCTGACCGACGCATCGATGTAACCGGCTGGGGCTCCGTCACTTGACGTAATCAAGTTCAAGCGCATGAAGTTCTTCATAATTCCAGCCAATACAGACAACATCATTGAGGCTGAAATCTGCGCTAGAGACTTACCCAAGAACTGGCGTTCTAGTTCACGAGCAGTAGATAGAGCAATCAAGTCGGCTACATACACAGCCTGTACACTGTTAAAGACGAAGTTCAAATCCGCCTGATAGGTGGTGTAGTCTGCTAGGAACTTCCAGTTTACACCTGTATCATCTGGTCCAATTACTGTCAAACCAGCGTTTAGGGCTGAGTTCACGTTGTCTTGTGAATTGTAGCTAAAGTCACCAGCGGCCTGGACAGCGCCATTGATGTTTAGTAGCTTGTTGAATACTGGCTTATAGAAACCAGCGGCCTGCATGGCAGCTTCTTCAACAGCACCCATCCAAGGCTGGAACTGCTGGATAGAACCGTTGACTCCAGCAGTCACTACGTCCATGAAGTTCATGCAAACACGGGCGCTAGAGATTTGCTGTGCAGCAGTCTGTGCGTTTGCAAACGTATCCTTGATAGAAGCGAAGCCTTGACGGTTACGGCGCTGGCTCAAACCGCTCATTAGCAAGCAGTGGTTGTTTAGAGCAGTGTTAATGCCCGTAATCGTATAGGTTGAGCCTGAATCGGTTGCTCCATCCAAGATATCCTTTGAAGCATCGCGGCTGAACAAAGGAACTACGAAGTTGGTACGGATCTTTTCGCAAGCCTTGAAAGCAGCGACTACGTTTGCGTCACTGGTTGAACCCAACGTACCACCCGCTAGATAAGTTGTTGCCTGTGCGTCTGGCAAACCACTCAAAGCCGTAGTAAAGTTGCCAGAAGCGCCTGCTAGCGTTCCACCCAACACAATTGGGAATCCTGTCGTAACATCGAATGTCTGAACTAGAACGCTGTTGTCTACTGCGTTCAAGAATTCATAAGCATCCTTCTTGATGCGGCCTGGAGTAACACCTGCAACTGAACTGCAAATGTTAAACGTGCCCTGATCTAGAGCCCAACCAGGCAAGGTGCGGAAGGAGGCCAATGCAACAGAAGCCGTGTAGCCAGGCTGGGAGTTAATAAATGAAGCAATGTCGGCTAGAGTCTTGAAGTCTGCGAAGTTGATTGCCGTTAAGCTTCCACCTACACCACCCGTTACCGTAGTAGATAGAGTGTTGGTGCTGGTCACAGTCATCGTGGCTGTAGTACCGTTGTATCCTACCAACAACACTACGTTTCCACCGATAGTCAAACTCTCAGACTGGTTGGTAGAAGCACGAACGTCCTTCATCAAGATAGACTGTTCTACAGATGAAGTCAAAGGACCCTGGGTCAAACTTGTTAACCAAGTTACTGGAGTAGCAGCAGAGCCAGTCCACAATGAAGCGATAACAGACTGGTAGGTTCCCAATGTCGTTACACCAGCATCGAACACACTTAAGGTCTTACCCACACCGTCAATTACTGAACGGTAAACCTGTAGGTCTGTTGATACTAGAGTAGCCGTTACAGTAGCCAATGTTGTTGAGTTAGATAGACGTGTCAACGTCATTGTGGTAGGAGCAGAAGCGGTTACTGAGTACCAACCACCGTTGCTAGCACCCGTCATTGATGAAGCAGTAGGCACGAAGGCGATATCACCGATTACAGGCTGAGTCACCCAGGCAGTTCCACTTACTAGGGATAGGGTCTGACCAGAAGCCGTAGCCGTTACGCTAGGACCTGCTGATGCAGGTAACACACCACGGTCGATACCAGTCATATTCTGCATTACGACTGGAGAGAAGCAACGTAGTTCACGCGCAGCCGTTACGATTGCCTGGGCAGTTACAGCTACAGGAGCAACCAATACCGCAGCCAAGTCGTTTGCTACCTTCTTAGCCGTGATTGACAAGGCACTTGCGCTCTGTACGATGTATGAACCACAGTTTGCGTTACCAGCACCCTTGATTACTGATGCAGTACCCGTACTGTAGTCGTTCAAGTTAGGAACTACTAGCGTATCCCCCGCACTTGGGATTGTTGCCCACGAAACAGCGGCACCAGACAAGGTAAACGTAGCTACGTTACCCGCTACTGTCACAGCTAGAGAAGAAGTACCCGTCAAACCTGTGATTACACCACGATCCAAACCACCCGTAGCCATTACACCCGACTGAGTAGCTGTATTAAATAGAGTGCTGACACGAGTTACAAACGCTGTAGGTGATTCTAAGCTTGTAGGGTTAAGGCCCGTTGTCGTTGATAGTGTACTGGTGATTGCAGCGCCACCGTTGACACGGAATCCCCATACCTGCGTGTTGCTTACGATCTGAGGCGCAGCGATGTAGGTAAAGGCGCCCGTGGTAGGAGCTACTTCTGCGTTAGCTGCTGAGATAGTCGTAGAAATAGAGTTACCCAAACGTCCAAAGGACATATCGGCAATCTTTACGTAGGCAGACTGACCTACACGAACTAGGTTAGCAGAAGCCTGGGCACCCTTATTGGTCTTAATAATAAAGATCGAAGCTGGGCTACCCTGAATGTCCGTGTCTTTTGAAGGAATTATCAACTGGTTAAAAGCATCTACGATATCGCCGCTACCATACTTGGCGATAACAGCGCTCAATTGTCCAGGACCAAAGAAATTCTTTTCAATTCCACCAGCAGCTTCCTGATCAAATGAAGGTCCTCCATTGGCTTCGCCAACCAACGTCATAACGCCTGACGTAGCCAAGCTACTATTAATATTCTGGACCTTGTAACTTACAGTAGCCATAGGCTGAGTAATAATGGCTCCGCTTGGATCAATATATTTTAAAGGCATCGAGTAGCTCCTAACGAGTAAGGCGTTTCAAAAGTAAAAATAAGATTATTTCTCCATCTTCTTGAAATAATTGTCTAGTAAACCTATGTCAGATTTCTTTATCTTCTTGGGAAAATCTACCACGCCTGCTGGGTTTGGCTTTGGTGGTGGAGGTGTCTTCCCCAAATGACTATCAGTAGCTCCTAACTTACGAGCAGCCGATTCGTGCGTATTCATATCTTCCCAATGACCCAATGAAGTATTTAAGTCCGTTCCAGGCGTCATAAAATTCTTCTTGGCTTTATTGTATTCACCAATGTGGTGCTCCATTGTAGGAGCCGATGGGACTTCACTAAAATCATCGTGTGATAGTTCTGTTGGTTCCTTAAT